ACCGGGGGCGAGCGGGGTTTTTGGGGTCGCAGTGGGTCCCACTTGAAAGAAAGTCTGTAATTGGGCCTGTTTTTCATTGGGCCTTCAAATGAATTTGGGCTTACTAATTATCTATTTAAATTGGGCTTTTAAAAAATATAACACAAGAAATTCATATTTATTAAATATATATAAAAATACGTATTTTGAATACGTATTCATACAGATACATTACTATACACTTCATATTCATCGGATATATTAATATCTATCACTGGAGCCTCTTGCATCATGAGAATATCAACTATTTCTATCATGTCTTCCTGCTTGAATTCTCCGATGGTGGCCTCTTTGTACATGATTTTTATTATGTTGGTGATTCCCTCTTCTAGGCTGTTGAAGTTGAAAGGTGGTATGATTCCTGCGTGGCTATACGGAATCATGAATGTCTTCTTTGCTAGGGATGCTGATTGTGTTGAGAATATCTGTATTTGAACTGAAATTTTATCTTCTTGCATGAGCTTTACGTCCACTATGAATTCCATGCCTTTCTTGTTGTTGTACTTGATAGTCATTTTGGATGTTCTTCTAAATATGTGCTATGATGTCTTAAATAGTTGAGATATTTATTGTATGTGGAGATTAACAATTTACGTGTTTTAATGTCATTCATATAATATAAAGCATTCATAATTATGGTTGATGGTGACTATTCATATATTATGATTTGGAAAGAAAACAATCCTAATCATGAACGTGATTAGGAGCAGAAAAAAAAAAGGAGAATTTGAGTAAAGAAATGAAAACAAATACAAAAAAAACAAAAAAAGAACAAAGAAACTTAAAAATATAAAACACACACTCCTTATACATATGAGAAAAAATGGGAGCGCAGCGGAACGAAAGACAAAAAAAGACGTGTTAGAAATACTTATGACATCATGAGAACAATATAAGATTAAAAAAAGAAGAAAAAAACGAAATAAATATGGAGATATTTATTTGACTGGCTGATTATGATGATATATTATGTTTTACCGTTTTACAGCACGGTTTTACGGTAAATGAGTTAATTTATGAAGGTAAATTGGACACCGATAGGTAAATGGGACACCGATATATCGGTGCCTCAATTGGTACCCATTATTTCCTTTCCCAAAATACCCCTGTCCCTCTGTCTGGTAGGCGCGTGGTATTGCTCTGAAAAAGTTATCTTTTCTCTCTCCTAAAACCCGTCGGAACTCCGATTCAGGCACTTCCGGTCATCAATTTGCGACACGCGCGGCGGTGTGTACCCCTGGGGAGGGTCGAAACCTCTACGCTACGCAGCAGCCTTAGCTACGCCGGAGCTTAGCTCGCCCCCGTTCTAATATT